TTTTTCATTTCCTCCGTTTTCCGCTTCTATCATTCGTTTCGCTTCTCTGTACGCCTGTTTCCAGATGCGGTCATTCTCCCGGTATTTTTCCCGATTCGCCGCCCTCCACTTTTTGGTGAAAGTCAGATGCTTTTCCGGGTTGGCCCGAGTCCAGGCTCTGGCGTCAATTACGTGGCACTCCGTACAGACATAGTTACTCGTGTAGCGTGGGGCCCAGTGCCCGCGCTTGCAAGGTTTTTTCGAGTAGTAGAATTTTTCTTCTTTTATCAGCGCCCACTGGCGCGGAGAGTCTGGCTTTTTCATTATAGGGTCTCCATTATGCCTGCATTGCGGCCCAGACGCTTCGGTTCTGGGTGTTGTCGGCCTCGCCGGATTCGGCCAGCCAGTCCTGATAATTTTCCAGATCAAAGGGAATCAGCAGAATTTCCGCCGCTGTTTTTGCCTCGACCGCCGCCACAATGCGGTAAATCATCTGCCGCATCATTTTGGCCGTGGGCCAGATGTCCCCGCCCGGCCAATCAACAGCGCGGTATTCCGCATCGCTCATATAGACGGGCATAATAACGTAGTCCATTTTACGCTCTTCGATCAAGGCAAGCAGGGTGTCAGCGCGCCGGTTGATCGCGCCATGAAATTCTTCGGCCAGTTTTTCCAGCTGCTCCAGCCGGGCTTCCGGCACCGATTCCTGCCCGCCTTCCCAGCGGGCCAGCACGCGCTTACTGACGCCCAGCGCCTCGGCCAGTTCTCCCTGGCTGAGGGTCAGGGCCTCCCGCGTCAGGCGGAAACGTACATGGTTCATGATTTTCCTCCATTTCTATTACTTTCGTAGGGCTTTTTCATCTGGCAGGCCCACTTTTTATTGAATTGATCCAGTATCTTGCGCTTTTTTGATTTTGAACCTCTTTAGGGGGCGCCTCTCCCTGTAACTCACATTCCGCGAAGTATACCGCTCTGATGGTCTCAGCCCATTGTTTTTGCCGCGCGGTGCCGGTTAACTTCGGGAGGGATCTAGCTTCTGCGAAAGACTTCGACAGCCTGTACTGTTCCGCGTATATTTTTTCTATCTCAGGAATATCGAACAGGCTCTTGATTTCCCTGAGATCTTCGGGGATGACGTGGTTTTCTAATTTTTCCAGCACGCCATAATCGCCAGGAAAGCGACGGTAGTAATCTATCGCAGCCACCCGGACCATGGCCGCTAACGCGGAGACAGTGATCCATTTTTTTCGCCACAGCCCGGTTTCATGACCGGCTGGCCGCTTCGTCTCCTCGTCCAGATATTCCACGTCCCATAACTGTGATTCAGTTAGAACCAGGTCACTCCCCGCCCCCATCGGGAAGCGCAGCATCTCGCCTTTTTTCCGTGATGCGATAGAATACCCGTCGAAAACCTTATACGTGTCGCACTCTCCAGTTTCTTCAGAAACCACCCCGTTCGGCAGGTCGATATCAGGGAGAAGTGCCAGGACGGCAGCCACCACCGGGTTCCATTTTGCTTGCCTGAAGCGGGTATCGCGGTCCTTATTCCGGTATCCCTGCCAGGTGGGCACCTCGGCATCCCAGTAGGTGTTATGTTTCCCTTTTTCACACCCTAGTATTTTTTCAACCACATGGGCCTGATCGGGGTTTTCCTCTTGCAAAATCTCAAATCTGGTCACCATTTTAGCTTCCTCCATTCTGTTACTACTGTAAGGCTTCCGCCTATCCCGCCTCGTTGCAGAGGCAGGGAGGGGGAAGGGGTCAGACCTCGACTTTCTCGCCATAATACCGTGCCCGGGCCACCTGTTGCGCGTAGCGATTCATGCCGTCGCCCACCATCTCCGGCAAATGGGCGCGTATCTGGGTTTTCAGCGCCAGGAAATAGCCCATCCAGATCGGGCTGAAATCCCGCTGTTTGGCCTGGGCGTTTGCAAGCTCCTGGCAGGCGGACTTCAGCGCCTCGACCGCCGTTGAATCGGCGCTGATGGCAGCGGGCTGGTTCGCTTCGCGCTCCGCCGCCGCCTTGATTTCCTGATTTTTCTTTCTGGTGGCCGCCGCCTTCAGGGCGGCTTCACGGCGCTTAATGGCCTCAGGGCTGTTTTTTTTAGCCTCGGCCTCGGCCTCGGCTTTTTTGATTCTGCTGAAAACATGGGGACAGGCGTAGTTTTCCAGAATCGGCGCGTATCCCCAGCGCCGCGATCTGTAGTGCCAGCCGGTTCTTACGATAACCAGCCTGCCCTGGGCTTTGGCTTCCTGGGCGATTTTGCCCCGGCAGTCACCGAAGGCGGCCCAGCCCTTCGGAATTTCTTGTTTTTCAATATTGCCGTAGCTGTTGGTGGCGGGGGCTTTGCAGTTGCAAGTAAATTTTTTCATTTTGGTGTCCCTTCTCGCGGCCTGGCGGCCGTCGGTTTTGGTTAACCTCTATAATATAACGCCATCGAACGATGAAGTCAACTGTCTTTAATTATTCTTAACACTACCGGGAGAGCATAGAGGCAAGGGCTTTCAGGCGGTCGATGTCCGTAATTTCCGGCACGGTGTCCCGGCCATGGCTCTTTAACCATTCGACAGAAGCCCTCTCGTCGGCCATAACGTAGCCCTGCGTCGTCTTTATATCCGCGTGGCCCAGCGCCTTCTGGACGTATGACCACGGCATGCCGCGCCCCTCCATTATAGTGGCGAAGCTTCGCCGGAGGGCATGGGGGGAGAATTCTATACCAGTCGCCGCACTAAGGCGGTCTAGCCTCCCCCTTATCACGCTGGCAGTAAGCGGAATACCGTTTTCTTGTACAAACAGTCGCCCCGAGTCCGACGACGGCCGGATGGCCAGCCAATCGACCAGGAACTCCGCCAGTCCGGGCAGTAGCCCAACCGGGCGGCACTTCCCTCCCTTCCCGGCAACCTGCATATACCCTTCCGCCATGTTTACGTCGGCCAACCCCAGATCTATGATCTCGGCCCGGCGCAGCCCCGCAAATGCGCCCATCATAACTATCGCGGCCGATAAGAACTGATCGATGTCGGACCGGCCACCAGTCCGGATGGACCAGTTCTTTTCCAGTATTCGCTCCACCTCTGCCGCCGTCAGAACTATTTTTTTAGGCTGGTAATGTCGTTTCGGTTTGTAGAGTCTGATCTGATCTAGTATCGAGACGGGCAGGACGCCCTCCCTGATAAGAAATTTCGAGAAGCTCACCAGGCTCTTATACATTTGATCGCGGACGGAGAAATGGCAATTTCTCCGCTGGTGGTCGATTTGTATTCCCCCCAGCGCTATCTTTAGAGTTTCCGCTGTAATCCGATCCAGCGTCGGGTTTTGGCCGGAATACTGCCATAGTTTTTCTAATCCGTATTTAAGGGTCTGAAGGCCCTGCGGGGTTACTGGTCGCCCTATTAGCGCCCCAGACTGAAGATCTGCCACCCATTGATCATATAACTTTCGGTAATCGCCGATAACCTGCGACTCGGCCTCCAGTAGGGAAATATGGATCTTTTGGACCGTTCTGTTCCCTTTATTCTCGGCGCGAACCCGCTCACCGCCGGATTTCACCAGCCAATAGAACCGGCCACGGCTACAGCCAAAGCGGGTTTCTGCCTCTCGCTGCCCTATCCATTCAGATTCCGGTTTCGCATTGGTTCGCATGGTTTCGCATTGTTTTTCTTGGTTTACGTTTTGAAGTATTAGCGGGCGACGGGATTCGAACCCGCGACCCTCAGCTTGGGAAGTATAGCCACAGCGCGGGCATACTCCCGACGGTGTAGGGGTGTCGGCGGCATGCGTTTTTTGATTTAGGTGCGAAAATTCAACCATCTATTATATCCCTGGCCAAGTACATGGTTTTTTCTTTTGCAATCAGGCGCTCGCCGCAAGCGGGGCAGTCATATCCCGGCTTCTTAATATCCTCTATCGCCTGCCCGCAAGCGGGGCAGCTACTTTTAATCATTATTTCCCCGGTTATAGCGCCTGTTACGGCCGGAGCGGCAAACCCCATTATAATTAACGGAATTCCAACAATCGCGCCAATTCCCGTCAGACAAAGCAAAACGCCGATAATTTGCATGCATCCTGCCCCTATAGTTCCAGACAGGCATCCGACAGTCCGGCCCATGGCCTTTGCTGGTTCTATTGGGCTTGTTTTATTCATACAATCCTCCTGTAAAGCAACATTTCAACACCAAACTTTATGGCCCCTCTGGGGGTTTTTTTTTGCCCCCTTTACCCGCTCTGCCGCACGGAGGATGGACTCCGGCTTGTAGCGCCGACAGATAGCGATAGCTTCCCGGTCGGCTTCGTCCATCGGAATGTATCTACCTTCTAGCGCATCTATTATTTCCCCAAGGCCAATTCCAAGGCCATCGGCAATTTTTACCAAGTTTTTTGTATCAGGCAAAACCCCGTCATTGATCCATTTATGGAGATTACTTCTCCCTACGCCGATCGCGCTTGACATCTGGTCATAAGTCCAGTTTTTTTGGATCATTTTGTCCTTTAGGAGTTCGCTTAAGAGGTTATCCATAGGGGTTTACCCTTTCCTTTAAGAAATCTTATTGCTTTTGTTGCACTTTTTTTCCTGTATGGTATATTTATTTCTGTTAGGGAACGGAGTTTCTTTCATGAACGACCTTTTAACACCGAAGGAAGTCGCAAATATTTTCAGGGTAAGCGCCAGAACAGTTCGTAACTGGGTTGATAACAACGTTTTTCCTAATGTGGTCCGTATCGGTGGAACCACAAGAGTCCCGCAGTCCGATATTGACGCGCTTAAATCCCGGGTGGCCAATGGCTAAAACCTCCATACAGATGGGAGAGTTTCTCCGCAGCCAGATCGAGGGCATACTCGAACCAGACGAGACCCTCGCCGAGTTTATCCGGGCAGCATGCCGCCGCCTGGTAAAACAACGGAAGAAAGATCTGATCGAGAGCGACCTGATCGACGCATACGTAAAACTGAAGGAAAACGATACCGCAAACGAAACGCGGTTGCAAAAAAGGCAACAAAAAGTTTACACGCCCTTAAGGGCGGTAAAACCCGCCTCGCTCGCGAGGTAACTCCACGAATCACTGTACACCTTACTTGGCCCTCCTCTGAGGGGGGCTTTTTTATGCCAACACAGGAGGCCGACACCATGGATAGAGATATTGAGACCGCGCTGGATACCCTATACGAGGAGCGTCCCGGCATGCCGAATCAGATCCGCGACGTGGATCTCGGGCCATGGCTCTTACTGGCGGCGGTGCTGCTGATTCTGATCGGGACGTGGCAGGATACAGATAGAGATATAGATAGAGAGAAGGAGACCACTATGAGCGACATAGCGCAAACAGGAATTCAAGATACCCAACCAAAAGCAGGGGGACTCACGACGGGCGTGGCCCAGGGGGCGGCCATATCCGCTGCCGGCTCGCCCGTCGATTTTCTTGCTCCGATCATGAACCAGAAAGGGGAAATCGATCTGTCGGAGGTCGACTATGGCCAGCGGATCGCCGCATACGTTAACTTCGCCGAGAAGGCGAATTCAAACCTGCTGAATTTCGGGGAGTCGATTCTCTCCCAAATTCCGCCCGGCACAAAGCTTATCCCTATACCGGTGATCCCGACCCTGGACGACTGCTGGCACGGGGAAGCGGCCAGCAAAATGAAACTCCAGCCGGGTCAAGTCGCGCCGAAAGCGGACTTTATCATTAAGCTGGGAAACATGCAGGGGTGCCAGACCCGGATCGCCGAAGAGAAGACAGAAGAGATCGACGGGGTGGCCATGTATTCCGTTAAATATGACGCCTTCTTCATCCTGCCGAACGGCGCTCCGGTCGCGGTCGAAGGGGAGGGGAAAGCCCAGGATCTGTACAATGAATCCTGGACGACAGATCAGGCAACGGGGGAGCGCACCAAGCAACAGAAGCGCCAGGCCCACATCGTCGAGTCCACGCGCAAAAAAGCCCGGCGCAACGCAATTAAGAACCTTAATAATATTCCGACGAGCATGGATAAAGATAAGTTTCTGCGGCCCTGGATCATCCTGCGACCGGTCTTCCAGGCTGGAGTTTCGCCGGAAACCGACCGTCTTATGGCCCAGCAACAGGCCATCACCAGCAATGCAACCAAGCAGCTCTATGGCGTCGTCGAGGACGCCGCGCCGCGCCCGCAGGTGGTGGACGTTCACCCGGAGGCAATCACCGGGGTCGAGGACATGCTCGAACGCATGCAGGATGCGGCCAATCTCGCGATGCTGGACGCGCTGGGAGAAGAGGTCGCAGAGATGCGGCTCACCGGCGCAGAGCGGACCACGTTGGTCGAGGCGTACAAGAATCATCGTAAATTCCTACAGGAGGTCGCGGTAAAAGAACAGCGCGAGCAGGCCGAGAAGCAGGTCTATTAGCGACATAACAGGCTGGCAACCTCGGCCATGGTGCAGACTCACCAGCGGGGTGACGGCCCGGAGAGACGGGCAAAGTCATAGTTACCTAGAGGATATAGAGAGAAATGTTTGAGGAAATTATCTGCACCAGGTGCCGGGACGCAGTTCCGCAGGATGAGGCCATCGATACGATGTGTGTCGACTGTTACGACTCCTTCTCCCGCATGGATCTGGAGCAGCAGGTAGAGGAGTTAATGCAATGAGAGTTTTAACCGTAGCAGATATCCATCTCCATGGGGGTGATCAAACTGAAGAGGCCGAGGCCTTAAGCCGAGTGATTGATATCGCCACCGACCGCGAGGTTGATATGGTATTCGTCCTGGGCGATGTTTTCGAAGCGAAATCAACGCCGGAACAGCGGCTGGTGTTCAAGAATTTCCTGCACCGGATCAACCGGGACGGGAAGCGGCCGGTGGTGATCATCCGGGGGAATCATGACGAGTCGGGGGATCTGTTAATCTTTCGCGATTTTGCCCGGGAAATTTACGTCTGGGAAACGCCGAACGAGGAGCGTATCACTGCCCGCGAGGGCGATATGTTGCAGGTGCTGGGCATTCCGCACTTTAACGCCGGAGCCCTGGCGCTCAAGCATACGAATCAGGACGCCCTGGCGGAAGACGGCACCAGCCTCTTTGAGACGATTCTGGATTCAACTTTCCAAAAAGTACAGGGCTACGATGGCCCGAGTATGGTTCTGTTTCACGGCACGGTTTCCGGCGCTGCCCTGGACAACGGGCATATTCCCCGCAACAACGGAATCCACCTGAACGCCAACCGCCTGGCTGCGATTGGCTGCCCGGTTATTTGCGGGCATTACCACAAAAATCAAGAGGTGGCCCCGGGCGTCTGGTACGTCGGCTCTCTTACCCGGCAGACCTTCGGGGAGTCAGAAGGCGACAAAGGAGTTATGCTCTGGACAGCGGCGGGCGGTTACTGGGAGAAAGAATTTATTAGCGTAAGCCCAACCCCTATGTTGCTTGTACAGGCCGAATGGCGCGACGGGACATTCATTGTACAGGCCGAATGGCGCGACGGGACATTCATTGATGATGATGATTCCGATATGGCTTATGACGTCGCACCTTCCCTGACGCCGGACTCAACGCGGGGAGCCCGCATCCGGTTCCGCTATCGCGTGAACCAGGAGGATCTGCCAAAAGTAGATCTGGATCCGATCAAAAAGTATTTTGAAGGTGCGAAAGAACTCAAGATAGAGCAGATCGTCGAAGTCACGCAGGCGGTGCGCTGCGAGGAGATGAAGGCCGCCGAATCTGTCGAGGATTGCCTCGGCGTCTGGCTCGACTCCAAGGGACTTAGCGAAAAAAAACAGGAATGCCTTCAGATACTGAAAGAGATTACGGAATGCAGCGAGCCGGATCAGCGCGTCGCCGAACGTACCGACGTTCATAACGTTGGCCAAGGCGGGAACGGGGCTCAGGCATGCGGCGGGGGTCGGGCTGACGACCATTCCAAACCTGCCGCGCCAATTATCCAGGAGGTGGCGGTATGAAGAGACTTCGATTTAAGGGCGAAGCTTTCCCAGCGCCGCCACCGAAACCGCAGAGCAAAAAGAATCTCCGCAACCGCTGGCGGCGGTCGGAGGAGATTCGGGCGGCATTCAACAAAACCCTGCCAGCGGACAAACAGTTATTAGCCAAAAAAGGTGAGCGCTATGCATGGAAGACGGTTTTCGATCACAACTCGAGTCTTTCAAAAATAATACTGGTCACTAAACCGCTCAAGAAAGCGAGGATATTCTGATGCGTTTTATAAGCTTGAAAACTAAGGGGCTGATTCCCTTCCCAGAAGAACAAGAAATTCAGTTTCCCGAAAAGGCCCTTGTGGCGGTAACTGGCGAAAATGGCGCCGGAAAAACAACGCTTCTCGATTGCATTCCGCTCGCCCTCTATGGGGTCGCGCCGAATCGTCCCGGAAGTCTGTATACCCCATTCCAGGGCAGGGATGCTTACCTGGATCTGACGTTCGAGATGTCGGGGCGCGAATATCAGATCCGCCGACTCATCGACGCCGAGGGGCGCAAGCAAAAGCCCTATCTTTTCATAGACGGCCAACCCATAACCGAAGGGAAGGTGGCGGAGTTCGAGGCGTCGCTTCTCCGCCACCTGAACTTAAGCGAGACAGCTTTTATGGCCAGCGTTTATCACGCCCAGAACGGGCGAGGCAATCCGCTAAGTTTGTCGGACCGGGAACGTTCCGGCCTGCTGTCGGAAGTGTTAGGGCTGGCAAAATTCCAACAGCCCTATGAGCTGGTGGTGGAAGGCTGCCAGCGGACGGATCGCGAGATCGCTACGCTGGAAGCGAAGGCGTCTTTCCTGCGCGGATCATGCGAGGACGTTCAAACGATAGAAGAGGAGGCGCAGCACTGGCGACGCCTGGCCGAGTCCGCGAAGGCAAAAACAGACCAGGTTCAATCGGATCTTAACTGCCTGCGCCAGGAGCTTGCAAACGCCCAGGCCAACGCCCAGAATCTCGAACCCCTGCGCCAGCAGATCGCGGATGCTGAAACGGCGATCAGAAACGATAATGCGATCATCGCTGAAAAAACTGAGCGCATACAGAATAACGAGAAACTCAGGGCCGATGCGGATAAGATCCAGCTCGCCCTGGATGCGGCCGCAACGGCAAAGCAGCAGGCCACCAAGCTGGAAAGCGCGATAACACAATTGCAGGAAAAACGGACAGCCGAGGACGCGGCGCAACGGGAGAAGATCCGCACCGCAACGGATGAACTCGATCGGATCAAGAACGTTCAGACCTCGCATCTTCGGGCCATCCACGAGACCGAGAATCGCATCCGGGATCTGCAGAATCAGAAGACCCGGGCAACAGAGATGATCACCCGCCTGCAGCCGCAAGTAAATGTTATCGATCGCGTCCCGTGCGTCGGTACGGATCTGCAGCCGAAATGTGAGCTGCTCGCAAACGCCCGGGATTTCAAAGCCCAGATAGAGCAAGCAGAGCGCGACATAGAGGGATTAGAGCCGGAGCTTGCAAAGGCACTCGAAACAAAGTCCATCCACGAAACCAATAAGCAAGGCCTTGACACCCAGGAGCGAGCCGCCGAAGAGGCGCTACACCTGGCGCAAATCAGCGGCAAAGGGGATGAGTTGCTGGCGCGGATCGTAGACCGGCAAAACGGTTTACAAATTTTCAAAACGCAGCTCGCCGATCTGGAGCCGCTAGTGAAGCAGGCTCCTTACCTGGAAGGCATTCAGGAGCGGATCGACGATTACCGGCAGGCAGTGACGGAGGCCGCAGCGCGTGTTCTTGAGAATGCCAGCCGGAAGACCGAAGCTCAAAAGAAACTCGATCAAGCGGCCGACATAACAAATACGATTAGCGCCCTGACGCGCCAGGTCCAGGAGGCGGAGGTCAGTATCGAGGCTATCCGGGTGGGCGGCGAGGCGGCGCTCGCCAATGCCGCGAAAGCTGATCAGAAGCTGCAGGGGATCAAAGAGCAAAAGAATCAACTGGAAGAAATCCTCGCCGATTTGGAGCGGACAAGAAACAGGTTCTCCTTCCTGCAGATCCTGCGAGAAGGGCTCGGACCGACCGGCGCAAAGGCTCTCAAAATCGATGCGGCGGGGCCGGAAATATCAGAACTGGTAAACGCCTTGCTGCGCGAATGTTACGGTAGCAGGTTTACCATAACGATCAAAACCCAGCGCGAGCTGACGACAAAAGATGAGCTGCGCGAGTGCCTCCAATTCAGCATTATTGACAACGAGACCGGAGAGGAGACGGCGGTTGAAAACAAGAGTGGCGGAGAGCAGGCGCTGATAAAAGAAGTGATCTCCCTCGGGCTCTCAATCTTCCAGCGGCGACATTCCGGTGTCGATACCAGAACGCTGGTGCGGGACGAATGCTCCGCGCCGCTGTCAGAATCCAACACCGAGCTGTATATTCGAATGCTCAGGAAGGCGGTCGAAATCGGCGGCTTCGAGCAGGTGTTTTACGTTTCCCATAAGGGCGCAGCGCAGCAAATGGCCGACGCGGTGCTGCATATAGAAAATGGCCAGGTGAAAGTAAAGGAAGGGTAGACCATGTACATTAGAAAAAGACAACCTACCGGCAATCCAGATCACTATATCTGGGAGGTTATAGACCACCGGGGCCGGGTAATCATGACAGACCATAACCGATATCTGCTGGAAGAGCGCATGAATATCATGGCCGGCTTTATCAGGGAGGTGGCGAGTTAATGCAAAGATTCCGCTATATGGCCATCGTTAATGTTGAGTCCCGCCACCACGCAAAAAGCGCCGGGTTCTGGTGGGATAACGACATGCGGATATGGATCAAAGACATGACCCATGACGAGGCAATGGCCATGCGGAACATAATCAACTTCAGTATTCAAAATCTCACAACGGGGCAGATAATTGCCCCGCGTAAGACATAGCAGGTTTGGGCCAGTCGGCGGGTCGCGCCGACTCGAACCAAACCTGAAGGAAAGAAAGACAGAATGGTTAGGCGTGTTAAGTAGATAATAGGAGACACGCCAATGGTAGTAGAGACACCCACAAGAGAGACAACCACATCCGAAGAGACACAGGCGCTTCTGGAGCTTCAGGTCGACAACCTGACCGAAGGGGAGCGGCTGGAAAAGCTCGCGGAGGTATATACCCGCAAGGTCGCAATTCGGACCCACCGCCGCGCTTTGAGCAAGGAGGTCAAAGATCTTGAGGATCTGGAATCGGGTCTGATTGCCGGGCAGCGCACTTTCTCGCCGAATGGCGGCAATAACAAATCCGTCATGGATAAATCGAACGTCAAGAACGTCGAGGAGCTTCGCGCCAAAAAAGGCAAGGGTAAAAAGGGGGAGGAGGCTTAAGCCTCCCCTCCGGAAGGATAGAGACATGAGAACGATTCATATCGATCAATCTTCCAGATGCTGCGGCTTCTGCATTATGGACGACAGTATTCCGATTCACCACGGCCGACTGAAACCCATGGGCAGTACGGCGGCGGCCAGACTCATGGAAATGTTTCATGATCTGCTGGGGCTCATGGATGCTTACGGACCGGAAGAGATGACTTTTGAAAAAATCCTCCTGGTCCTGCATGGCAAAAATGGCCGGCTGCAAAATGGTCCTCGTACAGTCGAGGCCATGGCTGGCGCAACGCTAATCTGTAAGATGGCGGCCGCCCGAGCAGGAATTCCTTATTATGAGGTCGCGCCCTCGACGGTTAAACTTGCGGCGACCGGGAACGGCCGGGCGGGCAAGAGTGACGTATGGCGGTGTGTGGCCCAAGCGATGGGGGTCGACTATCGGGAAATTATCGACGACAACCATGCCGACGCGCTCGCCCAGGGACTGGCCTGGGGAAATCCAACATTCAGAAAATCTATTATTGAAGCCCGGGGAGGGAAGGCATGACGACTCTGGACGAACGCTGGGCATTATTGCACAAGAAACTCGGCGAGAACTTTGTGGCCAATAGAAGCCACACCGCATACCACTGGAATACCACAGCCCGGGAGTGTTATGAAACGGAGCGAGACTGTAAAAACTGCGCCATTAAGCGCGTTTACGGCATGCACTGGATGGGCGGGGTTGAGCAGCATCAGAGTTGCTTTATGCCGATCGCGGTATTGGGACTGCTATCAAAAAAAATTAACAAGACAGAAGGAGAACCTAAGAGATGGACAAGAAGAAAATAAAAAAAGAAATGCCAGTACAAAACTGGATGTATCACGCGGGCATCCTCCCCGGGAAGGTTTTGGGAAGATTGAATTACCCTTTTTTCACCCGTTTCAGTATGGGATTTTTTAGGGGCGTTCACAATTCTGGGGGAAGGAGAAATTAAATGTCACCATCGCTAATCGTTGTCATTAAAAATCAAATGCAGGTGCTGTACACCAGACGCCAGCGGGCTGAGGTGGCTCTAAAAAAAAGGCAGGCAGAAATTGAGCTGATAAATAATGCGCTGGTGCCGTTGAAAGAAGCATATAACTCGCTGCTAGAGATGAATAAAAACAATGTGGGCGGAGCTAGTTATGGCTATAAACCTAAGCCATGCGTTAAGTGCGGCAAGGAATACCAACCTGGCGGCCCTCGCGCAGAGTACTGTGATGAATGTAAAAAAGGAGGTCAGAAGAATGGAAAATGAAGTTATGGAATTTCTGCCGGAAGTATTCCGGTCATATCCGAGCCCGGATGAAATCGCCGATTATGTCTCGATCATCTGGTGGGCGATAACTAAATGGATCTTCCTGGTATGGGTACTTCTGGGCGGGGTGGCCATGGCGGTAAAACAGGAAACCGCCAGGAAGCGGCGCTGGGTAAAGCAGAATCTCGCCCGGTTGCGCCGCGGCCAGGGAGGCGCGTAATGGCAAAAACGGTCGATTTCCTGGCGCATAAGGATGAGCGGGAGGCATTCAAGCTGGCGCAGCACATATGGCCCCATGTGGGGCATTATATCCACCAGCACAAGACTCATTATCAGAATGTTATCGCCGCTCTGATGTGTTGCCTGATTACTTTCATAACGCGGGTTTCTGAAACAAAAGGGAGAGACCAGGCCCTGCTTATGTATGATTCGGTGATGGAGGCGCTGGCGGAGCATAGAGTGGAACTGGAGGGCGGGAAATGAGGTGGTATAAGCACATGGCGAATATGCTGGATGATTTCTTTATCGTCAGCCTGATCGAGGAGTTCAGGATCACAGGGTACGGCATGTGGTGCGGCCTTCTGGAAATTTACGCCGCCGCATGCACGGAGGAAAATTGCGGCAAAGAAATAGAAATTCCGAAGCGAATTTTTACCCGAAAGTTGCATGTAAATGAAACGAAAATGAAAAAGTTTTTTCACTTCTGTGAAACTTTTGGGAAAATTCGTTTTACGGAATTAAAAAAATCGTTCGTAATAGAAATTCCTAAGATGCTTGATTACCGGGATGAATGGACGAAAAAGAAAAATAAAAACTCCGGAGTTACACCATCGCAAGTCACGCTACAGAGATCAGATAACAGAGATCAGATAACAGAAGAAAGATCTCTCTCTCACGAGAGAGATCTTTCCGGCGAGCGTGATTTTCCAAAAAAAAATATGCCCGACGAGTTTGCCGACCAGGCGGAGGACGCCATGCTGAAAAGCGCCAACCCTAACATGCAAAATATAGGCTGGGTGCGGGGTTACGTTTCCCTGACGGCGGAGAAGTTTTTACAACGCCGGAAAGATTGCCGGGATGCCGATGTTATGGCTGTCTGGCGCGACGTGTGTTTTGATTGTTCCGCGAAAGCCGCCGGGAGCGCCAATTATTATAAAAAAGTTTTCGAAGCCAGGCTGGAACAGTACCGGCCCGGCGTTACCAAAACCAAGGCCCCGGTCGAGGTTAAACCCTATCACGAGCGCGTACTTGCAGCCCGACGGGTGCGCGATAAGCAGAGCGGGCGAGAGTACGCGGGGAGCGATCTTCGTGTGCCGGAGTATTTGCCGGAAGGTGTGCGGGACAAGCATTTTGTCGGACCGTCCGGCGAGGAAATTTATTTTGTTGATATTCTGGAGGAAGAACGATGACGAATGAATACAACCTAACAGCGGAGGTGGCTGAGTGATGCTGAGTAAGGTACGCGCAAAAGCATGGCAAACCCGTCGCGAGAAATACGGGCCAGCAGGCCACAGCGGTAGCTATTCACGCTGCAATGATTGCCGACGCGCCCAAAAAATGGAGGATTACATTGTCAAGTTACACAACGAGGGCGTTCTGTCCGAGGGGCAGGCAGCCAAAGCAACCGGGCTGGATAGAATCACTCTCAGGTTCAAGGCCGACGAACTCAACCAAGGAGACGAGTAAATGAGAAAACACATATTAAAAGTTAATGAGAAGTTCTGGCCGGCACTGTTGGCCGGGGAGAAGACAGCAGAGATTCGAAGCATTGCGGACCGTGATTTCCGGGAAGGACATAGCGTGGTCATGTACCCGGTTGACGAAAACGGAAACAGAGTGGGCATACCAGATATTGCCACTTTCGCCATCACGCACGTCCTACCTGGCGGCCAATACGGAATCGAGCCGGGGTATGCCGTGCTTAGCATCGCGTCATTCGGCGAATTTCCCAAAGAACTTAATAAATAGAGAGGAGTAATCATGTCAACACGAATAACACGGAGAGTCGAACTCACGGAGAGAGAGACAGAAACCCTTCAGGGCTTGGTAGATCATGGTGGCGATATAAGTAAAATCGCTGCCGCCCATGGTGTTTCCCCGCTCACCACTAAAACCCATCTGGCTAATATTTTTAGCAAGCTCCACGTAAATTCGAAAGTCGAAGCGATTGTAACAGGATTGTGTGGTGGTTTGATATCTTTGCCGGAAGGCCCAGCAGCCCAGGTGAAGTACACACCAGGCGTTATTGAAATCAAAGGCGGAAGCTGGATCGCTATAGATCAAGATGGTGGTATGGAATGCCTGCATTGCAGGAAGGAAAAATTTCTAAGCGGAAAACCATTAGGGCCAATTAATAAGACGGAGAATAAGACGGAGAATAAGACGGAGAATAAGACGGAGAATAAGACCGATGATTAAATTTTTTAAAACCATGTTCGGCGTACCAAATCCACATGACCCGCTTATTTTTGCGGAAGTCTTCCATCCAAGGTACGCTCAGCGATCCGTGCGGCGGCTCCAAAACTTTGTCAAATTGATTATAGAGTTAGAAACCAAGGAGAAGAAAAATGACTGAATTTGTGTTAACGCAGGCCAGCAGACTTGAAGACCAGAAACCTGTCATAATTGAGGGCTTCAAGTACAGACAAGATGCCTCGGGCAAAACAACCTACGTAAACATCAACACCCTGGAGGAGCTTCTCAGCTTCGCTGATGCACATAAATCAAACCTGATTATTTACCGCCAAGACAAATACCAACCTATCGCAGAAATCATGATCTATGACGATTATGTGGAGTGAGGAGCAAAATGAGAATTGCGCCGCTTAAATATTGCAGGATATGCGATGAGTGCAAAGAACGATTCAAGCTTAATACGGGGTACTATCCGCCCCGGTTTTTTGATGAGGTAATGTACCGAGACGACGGCATGGTCATCTTTCATCACCACTCTTTGCCGGACTACCATGCCGCCGTCGCCACTTGGCGCTCAAACCGATTTTGTAAATGTGAGTGGGTGGAAGAGAGATAACTGTGAGTAAGAGCAAAGAACAATACCAATATACGTACAATACACTCGGCCGAAAGGCAATCGATGAAAAAATCAGCCCCGGTCTGCGGCAGTGTATGGCGCGGTCCAGCGAGCAGTGTACCGGCTGGCTCTATAGTCGGTACGGAGACCGGGACACTTGCCCGCTTTGCGTGCTACAATTAGAACAGGGCAGGAAGTAAAAGGGAGATGCGTATGGCGGTTAATACCATCACCACCGGCGATTTGTTTCGGGTGCTGAAGAAGCGAATCAGATCCATCAAGCAGGCCAGTATACGGGATATGGCGGAATCGGGGGAGCTTCCCGGACACAGAAACCCACTCGCGCAACGGGGCTGGTACGAGTTGGAGCCTGGCGGTATCGAGCCATTTTTGCAAAAATACCTCAGCAGGTCTTTGGGGCAGGAAGGGATCAGGGAGGTGTTGCGAGAGCTGGGCATAAATTTTAAGCAGCTCTGCCTGGTCTGCTGAATACTGCTATAATAGGGGAATCTAACCATTCCTTTTTTCCATGATGTAAACTAACAGCCCGCCGGGGTTCGGCGGGTTTTTTATTTGGCAGAAAAGTTAAAAAAACGGAACCAAAACCACCGATAAGTTAAATTACGTGCCAGCTTAACTTATTGATTCTCTCCCTCGCTGGAGGAGGATAAACAATAAGTATTAATTCTCCGCCGTCTGGGAGGCCCGTAAACGAATCTTTTTAAAAAACCTATGGTCTGATATCCCTGGGCTGTAAATTAAAAGAAAACGAGCCGGGCAGGACCGGCAGACATCCTTTTTTCTGGTCCTAGTAGGAAACGAACGGGGAAGTTAAAAGGGGATCCGTGCGGGAAACCGCCACCTCCGGGCAAAAGAGGACAGGATATCTATGGCTGATTTTACTTACGTGCTGCGCTGTTGCGATGATGTTTTCCGGCCGGAGAAAACAGACCGGCTGTTCGCGAATGACGACTGGAAGTCGCACTATCAGTATCATGACTTAATGCGCGGCCACTGCCCGCGATGCCACCACAAAAAAATGGCCTGGCTCGGCATCACCTATACCGGAGAGATAGGTAATTATTATGCGGTCTCCCGCAAAAGATGGCCGCACTATATGGATCTTCTGCGGACAAGTTCCACCGTAAAAGCTCAACGGAACGGTGCAGCCGTCGTCATGTCGAGCAGGCAACAATTCCCCTGGACGCCGTGCCAGGTGCAGGTTAAGTGAGGCGAGATGCTTTTTATAGAAGAAAAACCTATAACCGAGATTGAGGCATACCCGGGCAACGCGAAGGAACACCCGCCGGAGCAAATCAAACAGATCGCCGCCAGCATTAAAGAATTTGGTTTCAATGATCCGAATTGTTTCCCGCATGAAAAATTTATTTCCAGAATTGGAGATTAAAAAGAATGCAGCTTGATATCACAGTTGACACCTCGGATCTGGAGCGCCGCATGGGTTTCCTCGCGCGGGAGCAGATGCCATTCATCGGCGCGATGACGCTAACCCAGACAGCCAAAGACGCTCAGCAAGTCGTCATAGTGAGGCTGCCGCATAAGTTCACGATCAGGAATACCTGGACGCAAAAGGGGGTTCAAATCCAGCCAGCAAAAAAGAACCACCTGGAATCCAGGGTGATGGTTCGAGACGACTACATGCAGTTGCAGGAAGAGGGCGGCACCAAAACACCACGAGGCCAGCATCTAGCCATCCCTGCCCGGGGTGCCAGAAAAAACAAGCGCGATATTATTACGAAATCAAACCGCCCTCGCGCTGTTTTGGATCGCCCCAAGTCATTTATTCAGCGGCTTAAATCCGGCCGTGAAGCAATTATGCGCCGCAAGGGCAAGAGCAGATTCCCCGTCGAGGTTATGTTTCTTCTGATTCCAAAAGCAGAGATCAACGCCAGATTCGGTTTTGAGGAAACAGTCCGGCGGACTGTGACAGATCGTGTTCAAAAGAATTTTGAGACCGCGTTTAATCGCGCCATGGCCACCGCGAGGTAAACCATGGCCGAGCAGGTGATCAGCCTGGAGGCCATCGCAAAACTACTCAGCCTTGACCCGCGACGAGTTCAGCAGTTGGCAAAAGAGGGCGTTATCCCCAAGGCGGCGCGGGGACAGTACCCGCTCGTCGGATCGGTTCGTGGTTATATCCAGTACCTGCAATCGCTGGCTTATGGATCCGCAGGGGCTGAACAGACGGGTTATGGCTTAGAGCGCACCAGGCTTACCAGAGTAAAAGCAGAATTGCAGGAAATAGAACTTCAGCGCCGCCGCCAGGAGGTGGTCCTCGCCCAGGAGGTGGAGGAGACATGGGGCTTGATGATCATGCGCATGAAATCAAAATTAAGCTCTATTCCAAACCGGCTGGCGCAACGAGTGAGGGCGACACGAACCAATGCCCAGGCAAAAGAAATCATCAAAAAAGCGATTGACGAAGGCTTGCGAGAACTCTCTGAAACAGAAATCGAATCGCCTTAAACTCAGATGCTCCGCCACGCTGGCTGCAGTATCCCGCAGTGTGTTGTCGCTTCTCGCCCCGCCGCCGGATCTCACCGTTTCGCAGTGGGCGGACAAATATAGGATGCTGTCGCAGGAAGGAAGCTCTGAATACGGGCAATGGGACACCAGCCGCGCCGAATACCAGCGTGAGCCGATGGATGCATTTACCGATCCCACCGTTCATACCATCGTTCTGGAATGGGCATCGCAGCTCGGCAAAAGCGAGATTTTACTTAACTGCATCGCCTATAGCGTTCATATTGATCCAAGTCCGATGTTGATGGTGCAGCCCGACAAGGACAACGCGAAGGATTTTTCAGAGGACCGGATCGACACCATGATCCGTGACACCGATGTACTGTCGCGCAAAATATATCCGAGTCGTGGTGGCGGCCATGAGAAACAGAGCGGGACATTCAAAAAGAATTTTGCCGGTGGCTATCTGGCGATTGCCAGCGCTAACGTTCCCGCCTCGCTTGCGGGAAAACCCATCAAGCGCCTATTCGAAGATGAGTGTGATCGTTACGAAAAATCTTCCAAAAAAGAAGGCGACCCCATCGACCTGGCGGAAAAACGGACTACCAATTTCTGGGACAAAAAAATCATAAAAACGTCATCACCCGGCACTGACACAGACTCGAAGATCCACCCATCCTATCAGAGATCCGACCAGCGGGAATACTTTGTTCCTTGCCCCCACTGCGACCAGTATCAAAAGCTGGAATGGAAAAACGTATGCTGGGATAAGGAGATTGTCGACGGAGTAAAAGTACACAGGCCAGAGACGGCGCACATGGTCTGCATCGAATGCGGAACGCTGCTTTTCGAATCAGACAAGCCGGATATGGTCGCCCGGGGAAAATGGATCGCCCAGGCTGAATTTAACGGAGTCGCCGGATTCAGGCTCAATACCTTATACAGCCCATGGTTCACCTGGGCGCAGTTTGTCCAGGAGTTTCTGGACGCCAAGGAGGATGTTCAAAAGTTAAAAGTTTTCACAAACACCCGGCTCTGCGAAACCTGGAAGGAAGAGGGCGCAGGGATAGAGAGTAGTGATCTTTACCATCGCCGCGAGAAGTATACCGCCGAAGTTCCGATGGGCGCATTCGTTCTTACCGCAGGCGTCGACATCCAGAATGACCGTATAGAGATTCTGGTGAACGGCTGGGGGCTAAGGGAAGAATGCTGGTCGGTTGATCACCAGACCTTCTGGGGAGACCCGGAACAGCCCGGCGTCTGGCGGGAGTTGCAGGATTATCTTGATCGCACATTCGCGCATGAGTCGGGCGTCAAGCTGCGAATATCATCAACCTGCATCGACTCCGGTTTTAAAACTCAGATCGTCTACGATTTTTGCAAAGGGAAAACAGCCCAGCGTATTTTTGCCACCAAGGGCGTCGCGGGAGACGGCCGGCCAATCATAACGAGCCCGGCCCCGAAGAGAACGGGTGTTGATGAAAGAAAAGTCGAGCTGTTCACCGTCGGCGTCGATCCCGCAAAAGAAATTATATACGGCCGCCTGAACCGAACTGAGCCCGGGCCGGGATATATCCACTTCCCGGATCGCTACATGGAAGAATTTTTTAAACAGTTGGCCGCCGAGCAACTCGTCAAAAAAATGGAGCGAGGGGTAGAGAAAAAAGCCTGGCGCAAAATCCGAGCCAGGAACGAGGCGCTGGACATGATGGTTTTAAGTTTCGCCGGCTTAAATATGCTCGCGAGCAACTGGCAGGAGTGGGGGACACGCATCATTCCACACCAGCACCACGAGGGATTAAAGCCTGATACGCCGGAGCCTCCCGCCCCTGCGCGTAAAAAAAACAGAATTATAGGAAGGATGTATTAAATGGCGATCAAGTCATATACAACCCAACTGGAAGAGGTTCAAACAGCCATTACCGCTATTGAGGGCGGCGCTCAGGAATATCAGATCGGGGATCGGATGCTGAAGCGTGGCGATCTCCGCACCCTCTACGAGCGCGAGAAGTGGCTCAGGAAAATGGCTGACCGCGAAGATGCCGGTGGCATTCGTCTGTTTGGGGCAACACCCTCATGAGAGAAGTCCCATCCAGACAGCCCGCGTTCCAAATGAACGCGATTGATCAGCTCGTTGCGTTCTTTAATCCTGAAGACGGAGTGAAACGCCTCCGCGCTCGTGCGCTCATGTCGACAGTAAATAGTTATACCGGCGCGTCGCGCTCCCGCCGCACCCTTAAAGAGTGGGTGCCATGGCTGAAGGACGCTGATAGGGATACTCTCCCTGACCGCCAGGTGCTGGTTAACCGATCGCGGGATCTTTCCAGAAATAATCCCATCGCCCTGGGCGCAATTAATACGAAGGTCTTAAACGTTGTCGGCGACGGGCTAAAGCTCCAAAGCAAAATTGATTACGAGTTTCTGGGCATGACCGCCGATGCCGCCTCCGATTGGCAGCGGAACACCGAGCGGGAATTCCATGTATGGTCAGAGTCGCAGGAATGCGACGCCGAGCGCACACTTAATTTTTACGGCCTCCAGGAGCTGGCCTTCAGAAGTGTCCTGACCAGCGGCGACGTTTTTGCCTTGCTTCCTATGTTTGAGCGCGGCGGGTTTCCTTACCAAACCCGCGTCCAGCTTATCGAGGGTGACCGGATCAGCAACCCCAACCATCAGATGGATACTATCGCCATGGCTGGCGGCGTCGAGAAAGACAGCTTCGGTGCGCCAGTGGCCTACCATATACAGACCCAACACCCGGGCAGCCTGATTACAGAATTAAGGTGGAATCGCGTCCCGGCCTTCGGCGCAAAGACAGGACGCCGAAATGTCATTCATCTATATCCGAAGCTCCGACCTCATCAGAGCAGGGGGATTCCGGATCTCGCGCCGGTTATTGAGACCCTGAAGCAACTGGATCGCTATACCGAGGCAGAGCTGATGGCGGCCGTTGTAACCGGGATGTTTGCCGTATTTTTTAAAACAGAGAGCGCGGGCGGCCTGGCACCAATGGAGCCAACCAGCGATATCGGCGGGTCCACAGCGGATAAAGACTACAAGCTTCAGAGCGGTATTATCGGCCAGCTCTCCCCGGGAGAGTCAATAGAAACCGTCGATCCGAATCGCCCGAATATCGCATTTGATCCGTTCATGCAGGCCATATTACGCCAGGTCGGCGTCGCGCTTGAACTGCCATTCGAAGTTCTAATCAAACACTTCACCGCCTCATACAGCGCAAGCCGGGCGGCGATGATGGAGGCCTGGCGCTTTTTTAGACGCCGCCGCAAATGGCTCGGCGAGTCGTTTAATGATCCCATCTATCGCACCTGGCTTATGGAAGCCGTCGCAAGCGGGCGGATCCATGCGCCCGGATATTTAAGCGGGAATGCGGCGATCATCAGAGCTTACTCGGCCTGCGAGTGGGTCGGCCCAGCCCCGGGACATATCGACCCGCTTCGGGAAGCAAAAGCCGAACAGCTATGGGTGGACATGGGCGTGAAATCGCTCTCCCGGGTTACGACAGAAAACACCGGCTCCGACTGGGAGGACGTACATAACCAGCGCAAACGGGAAGTTGAAATGCGGAGGGCGGACGGGCTTCAAGACCCGGCAGCAACAGACTCTCCGAATGATGCAGTTCAGAATTAGGAGGAGACCTAATGCCGAAGCATTGGTTCAAAACTCAAAATAAAACCGATACCAAAAATGCCGAGATCCACATATTTGATTTTATCGGTGAGGACTGGTACGGCGATGGGGTTAATGCGAAGTCTTTTAACCGAGAGCTTAAGGCGCTCGGCGACGTAGACACCATCGATGTATTTATTAACTCTCCCGGCGGCGCAGTCTTTGACGGCCATGCCATCCACAACATGCTGATGCGCCACCCGGCAACGATCAACGTATTTATTGACGGTATGGCGGCCAGCATCGCCTCTGTAATCGCCATGGCTGGCGACACCATTACGATGCCAGCCAACGCGCTGATGATGATTCATAACCCGGTCACCATCGCACTCGGCGACGCCCAGGACATGCGCGATACTGCCGAGTTTCTGGAGAAGGTTAAGACCGCGAGTATGTCGGCCTATGAGGCAAGGACTGGTTTGTCGGCAGATGAAATATCAAAAATGATGGACGAAGAAACCTGGATGACTGCGGCTGAAGCGGTCGCCATGGGTTTCGCCGACGAGACCACCGAGCCCATTAAAGCGGTTGCAAGCTTCGACGCTCTAAAAAGTTTTGAACACACCCCGGAATTTCTTACCAGAAAAAAAATTAAAAACAGCAGCAAAGGAGAAGATACTATGCCATTTGAAATGAAAGATATTACCAGAGATTTTCTGGTAAAAAACTGCGCCTCCCTTGTGGAGGAAATCAAAAAAGAAGGCGTCACAGAAGGAACGGCCGCCGCACGGGCTGAGGGCGCAAAGGCAGAGATGGAGCGAATTAAATCGGTCGAGGAGCAGTTCATGCCCGGCCATGAAGCTCTGATTGCCTCGATGAAATTCGACGGTAAAACCACCGGCCCAGAGGCTGCGGTTGCAGTTCTGAATGCCGAGAAGCAGCAGCGAGCCAGCATCGCTACTAATTTACAGCAAGATGCCCCGGCACCCATCGCACAACAAGAGGGAAAAGACCAGCCGGTTGATCTGAGCGGGCTTCCCGTTGAAGAGCGCTGCAAGGCAGAGTGGGAACAGGATGCCAAATTGCGGGAGCAATACATCAGCCTGGAGGTTTACACCTCATTCACCAGAGCAAAAGAAGAAGGGCGCGTGGCCTCCACGACCCGCTAATAGTCGTATTTAGCCAATAAGGAGATTTTAACATGACTACACTTGCAGATAATGCTTTAAGGGCCATTGAAATCGGTGTTATTAATGACCTCCCGGTGGTGGCCAGCGATATTATCTATCAGGGAGCGGCCGTCGGTATCAGTTCCGGTAACGCTCGCCCGCTCGTCGCAGGAGATCCGTTTGCCGGGTTCGCCCAGGCGAAGGCCGACAATGCCTCTGGCTCCGCCGGGGACATTAAAGTAAGCGTGATTCAGCGCGGCCGGATTGAATTGGCAGTAACTGGCGTTACGGCCGTTACCGATATCGGTAAACCTGTCTACGCCTCCGACGACAACACCTTCACCCTAACCGCCAGCACCAGCACGATGATCGGAAAAATTGTCCGGCACGTTGCCAGCACTAAAGCGATCGTTGAATTTGATGGTGTTGGGGTGGCGCATTTGACCGCACTAACCGAGGCCGGCGGCGCTATTGGCGGGACCAGCAACGGCGATCTCCCGGATCTTGACGCCACCGCCGCAACGGTGACTGGAACATTAACCGGGACGACTGACGGCGTTCTGGCAGATGTACAAGACATCGCGCTCAGCACGACTGACACCTATACCGATTTGGCTGTTAACACAGCAGTTAACGCGGCGATCTTGGAAGCCAACTTGCAGTTGAAAGAATTGCAAGAAGCCCTGAATGAGGTGGTGGCAGACAACGTGGCGCTACGTGCCGCGATTCGAGAGAACGCCACAATGATCAACTCGCTCATTGCGCGTCAAAAGTAAGTTAGCAGAAATTTTGTAAAGGAGACAGTTCCATGCCAGCACCAACAAATGCACAGCACCGAGCGCTTCATTCTAATGATGTGGTCGGCATCTTCTTCCAGAGCCTGGAAGAACAACAAAATAAAAATATGATTAACGAGCTTGCCATCAAGGCCCCTTCAGACAAGGAGGCCGGTGAAAATTATGGATGGCTCGGCAATGTTCCCGGGATGCGGGAATGGGTCGGCGGCCGCCAGATCAAATCACTGAGAGAATTCTCGTATTTCCTGAAAAACATCGAGTACGAGATGTCGCTTGGTATCAAAATCAACGATCACCGATTCGTTAAACTTGGCATGATCCAGAGCCGGATCGCTGACCTGGCAATGTCGGCCGCGAACCACCCTCTGGAATTACTGACGACCGTGGTTGAGGCCGGGACATCTACGGTTTGTTATGACGGTCAGTTTTTCTACGACACCGACCATTCCGAGGGAGATAGTGGATCGCAGAGCAACGACATCAGCGAAGATATTTCTGAGCAGGCCATACCGCAAGACGCGCAAGGCACAACGACAGACCCTTCGGCACAGAATATGGAGAAGGCTATTCTGAAAGCCATCCAGGCAATTCTGGGTTTCAAGTCCGACACCGGCAAACCCATCAACCAGACTGCCAGGAAGTTTGTCGTTCATGTTCCGGTTGCGTTCTGGGCCGCGACCATGGCGGCTGTCAGCAACAAAACCTTTGCCAACGGGCAAATTAACACCCTGGTGACCGCCCCGAACCTGGAAATCGGCGTCTATGTTGATCCGCTGATGACCCTGACAGATGCCTTTGCAGTCCACCGGGTCGATGGCGCAATGAAGCCGTTTGTTTTTCAAGAGGCCGCGCCGGTCGGTATGCAGGTCTTGGGCGAGGGAAGCGATCACGCCGTGAAGCAAAAAGAATATCTGTACGCCCTGGACGGCATTTACAACGTCGGGTATGGCCTCTGGCAGCACTCGGTTTACGTGACCTTGACCTAATAGTTAGCGCGGGCGGGGACACCCCGCCCGCTCCACAGAGAGGAGTAATTCCTATGAAAATGTACGAAGTCGTTAAGGGGCCAATCGCCATTGAGGGCGGCTTAATATTGCTCGACGAGCAACAATATCGCAGGCGTAAACATCTGGTGAAGCCCACTGAGACCCCGGACGTTTATGAGGTGATCGCCAGATTCCAGATGAAGGCCGGAGAAGTATTCGGCGTGGAGGCTGATTTTGCGAAAATATTTGCCGGGGACGTGAAAGATCTGGATATTCTGGACGCTCCGCTCGATGCTGAGCCAGCAGAAGATCAGGAGCCAGCAGAAGATCAGGAGCCAGCAGAAGATCAGGAGCCAGCAG